CGCCACCTGGGGCGACCATGTGGCGGGCGATCTGGACAGCCTCGGTACGATGATCTCCGTCAACGACCAGGCGGACGAGCGGCAGCTCTACGACTCGGTCACGGTCAGCGACGAGGGCGAGAGCCAGAACGGGCTCAGGCTGGAGGAGGACCGCGATCGCCGCGTGGGCGACACGACCGAGGTCCTCGCCTATCAGGTGCCCTGGCGGGATGTTTTCGACCTGCGTCATTGCGGCAACCAGGGCATTGTGGTGCTGGCCAACCTGGGCATTGAGGAGCGGCTCGTCCGTGACGAGCTGGTCGAAATCAGGGAGGGACAGGGACGGACCCGGTATCCCATCTACGGGATTGTCCGGGGGCGATGGAACAAGACCGGCTTGGGCAGCATCACGCCATCTGAGGATGGCAGCCTGCAGACCGGCGTGCCCCGCGAGAGTCTGCTGTACCTGACCTATCGGACAAAATGCCGGCGCTACCGGGTGCGCGGCGAGCTGGGCGCTGAACCCCTGTTGCTGGTTTTGGAGGACGATCAATGAGCCTGGTAACCCTGCAGGTGCAGTTTGACGACGGTGCGGATAGTTCGCTCGTGGCCCAGGCCTTCCTGGACGATGCCCTCAACAAGGATGCGTCGGGCGAGGCGAAGAGCCAGTTTGCCCCTGGTGATAGGCCATTTTTTCTTGTCCATTTGGACCCGAGGTTGAGGATCACCCAAATCCGCTGCTCGTCCGGCGGGGTGCGGGCTCTGGGGCAGGTCATCCGCACGCAGCAGGTGGACAATCTGGAGGTGGACGTGGTGGGCGACACTGTGGAGTGCGAGCGCATCCCGGAGGGCGACCTGGCCTGCCGGTGGTATGGCAACGTGCCCAGCATCCATCGTAGCGGGCGCACGCTGGCCTTTACGGGCGCGCTGCCTGCGACCGGCAGCGCCACGTACCCCTACCGCGCCTGGTCGTACCAATACCTGCCGCCACCACTCTCGCCCACACAGGAGTGGCGGAGCCGCATCGTGGTGCATGTGGGTAACGCATAGGGGGATTGCAAATGCAGGTCACCATTATCCGGGGCGCAGGCACGCGCCCCATGGGGGTCATCACCGAAACTGTGCTGGCAGGCTCCGAGGCCGCCATGCGGGCTCGGGCCGAATCCGAGCTCGATGCCTGCAGCCCGGATGCCCGCCAGGTGGACATCGAGATAGCACCCCAGGCCGGGATACAGGTGGGACAAATCGTGCGCGTGAGCGAGTCCGGCCAGCCAACGCGCCTGGCGCTGGTCCAGCGCATCCAGATGACAGTTGGCTACAGCGACGTGTCCGGATCACTGGAGCAGAGCATGACCGTAAGCGTGGAATACAGAGTGTGAGGCCTGATATGGAAACCGGCAATGCCGAATGGCGGAGACTGGGCGACAAACCGCGACTGCCTGCAGAATGGAAAAACATCCGTGTGGGATCGTGGGAGCAGGAACACCTGGCGCATGTGGGGATGGATGGGCCTGCGAGGCAGATACCCTCGGTGCGGGAGCTGGCGGCTGTGACCGGGCTGTCTGAGTTCGGGGCCCGGCGCCGGCTGTACCGGTACCGGGAGGGCAAACTGAGCTGGGAGCAATTGACCAGGCCCGCGGAAACGCGCGGCGCCAGGGTGGCCAAACAAAACAAAATGGAGGCGAGATGATGCAAAAAAAACTGATGGTGGCGCTGGTGCTGGCAACATTGCCAGCCTGCGCCGGGCCGAAAATCACGGCCGAGGATGTTGTGATTGCCCGGTACCAGGCGGAATCGCAGCAGGCCTGCTACCGGGCGCAGGCAGCCCAGGCGCAGCAGTACCCGGACGCCCGGGACGCGGCCCTGGTCATCATGGCCCAGGCCCTGGCCGGCAGGGGCAGCAATTCCTGCGGCGTGACCAACGTCTACGACGCGCGCGCTGCCATCGCCACCGCCCAGAACCAGGCTGCCGGGGCGGTAATCGGCAATGTTGCCACGGCTACCATGGCAACCGCGGGGATCATTGCCGGCGCGGACGTGCTCAAAACCGCGGTCAATAATGCCGGGGCCAAAACGACCACCAATATCACCGGCGACCACAACAGCGCAACCCACACCAGTTATGACACCCGTGCCCACACAGACAACAACGTCAGTGCCGGCGACAACTCGCCGGTATCCGTGCGCAACCCGCCAGTCACCGGGCCGGATTTGAGCAGCACAGAGATCCACGAGGCCCCGGCAGCGCCGGAGGTGCCCGCGAAATGACGGACGAGGCCTCCGGCCAGCGTCGCCGGAATCTCCGGCCCTCGGGTCGGGGAGGATGTCACTGTAATAGTAGGACAGTCACCAAACCCAGTCGTCAATATTTGGCGGCTGGAAAATCCAAACGTGACCAAAGGTCACAAAGAGACAAAGAGAAGGAGACAGCTATGGATTATTGGAAAAAATCGACACCAGGTTGGCTGACTGAGAGCGCTTTGCTGGACGGCCTGCAGGGGATTCTCAGTGGGGGCCAGTTTTGGTCCACCATCGCAGGAGGTTCTGTCGGCCCGGTAGACGTTATCTGGGACTACCAGCAGGACGGTATGGATACCCCCGGAGACCCGGATGGTATCCGCGTCTGGGGAGATGATGGGCCTCCGTATGTGTTTTTCACAGGGGAACTTGGTAACGACCGCGCTCGGCACTCCATGTGGGGCGAAACTCGCCGATTACTCGGCGAATGGGAAGTTACGTCTAAGCCCACTCGGGCTAAACGTAACTGGTCATAGATCGCAGTTCATCGACCACCGCCCCCGTCCGTCATGGGCGGGGATACGGGCAAATCAACTAACCCGCGGGCCGGAACGGGCTGCCACCCGCCGCATTGTGGATCAGATATGCGAGGCAGCCACCCTGAGCATTAACGCAGTAGAGGCATGGGGATGATCGAGCAACTGGAAAAATATATCGAGGCTGCCCTGGCCGCTCTGGCGGCATTGCTGGCCTGGTGCTGGCGCATCGCCCGGATCGATGCCAACCGCCAGGCCCGCATTGAGTGGCTGGAGCAGTGGCGGAAAAAACACAGCGAGTTTGCCGGCAAACAGGCGGATCGCCTAGACGAGGTGGAGCGGCGTTATGAACGCGTGGATGTCAAGCTCGACAACATTGACAGCAATGTTGCCGAAATAAAGCAGTCTCTGCGCGATATCACCAAATCCCGCCGCGTGGGCGGCTCCCGCTGGTACGATCCACCGGAGGAGCAACCATGAAAATGCCCGTACTGAGGCAGATCGAGCCCGAGGTGCAGGGTGAAGGCCTCCTGACCCGCCTGCGTGCCATGTACCGCCGGCCAGTGGTCTATGAGGTGGCGGAAAACTACCGCTGTTTTGTGACCATTGCCGGCCGCCGCGAGCTGTTGCTGCTGCCGGCGGGGTTCCGCACCGACCTGGCCAGCACCCCGCGCATCTCCTGGGCGCTGGGCTTCCGGCCCGACTCTCCGGCACTGCTCCTGCCCGGACTCTGGCACGACTGGTACTACCGTTTTGGTTACTACCTGGGCGATGGTGGCAGGCCTCTGTACAGGGGCAGGGGCCGGGCCTTTGCCGACCGCGAGTTTGCCATGCAGGTGTGCCGGCGCAGCGGACTGTTCGGGCCCGCCATCGTGGCCCGGCTGGCGCTCTGGGTTGGCGGCTGGCCAGCCTGGCGGGCCAACGAGAAGTGGCGCAAAGCGCCCTACCACAAGGCATTGAAGGGCGAATATCAGGATTGAGGAGAAATTGATTGATTGTTTTCTGTATTTTTTTGCGGTTACAGAAAAATAAACAGTAAAATCAATAAGTTATTTTATTGACCGTTGTTTGATCGCTAAAGCGGAGGAGTGGGCATGGACGATACGGAAAAATACATCGCTGCGGAGGAGGGATATCGCCAGTTCCCCTACCGCTGCACCGCTGGGAAATTGACCATTGGTTACGGGCTTAACCTGGACGACACCGGCCTGTCAGAACCGGAAAGCGCGGCCATCCTGCACATGAGGATAGACGAGCTGCGGGACAAACTCAAATCGCGGTTCCCGTGGTTTGCCGGGCTCGTCCCGGCCCGGCAGGCGGCCCTGCTCTCCATGGCCTACCAGATGGGCCTGGCCGGGCTGCTCAAATGGCAGCGCACCCTGGGCTATCTGGCGAGCGGAGATTATGAGGCCGCGGCCACGGAAATGGTCAAATCCCGCTGGTATATCCAGACCCGCGAGCGCGCCCGCCGCACCTGCTACATGATGCGCTACGGCCGGTTCCCCGAGCCGTGGTGACCGTATAAAAAGGCTGCCCCATGAGGGCAGCCCAAACTCAGGACGGGACGGGGCAGCGGAGGCAACCGCCACCCCACCACGCTTGGCCGCTGATAACGGGCGCGGCAAAGCGCCTCCCGAAAATCTATAGTAGCAGCAGACGTGCCGGGCCACAAGCCCGGTTTTTTTTTGTTTCAGCATGTTTTTTTCTTGCTTTGTTGCCTATATTGATATACTATATAGTCAACAAAGGGTGAGGCAAACGGGGCCGCGCCCGCAACAAACAAAACATGGAGGCAACCATGGCAACACTGATCGGCAGCGAAAAAACAAATTAACTGGGCAGCATCTATCCGCGAGAATATGACGGTCGACGTCAATGAAATGAAGGCAGAAATCGCCTCTATCGCACGCGGAAAGGGCGCAGAAGCAATTAGCAAGATGTCAGCTCACTTTAGAGCCCACGGCCCGCTGACCAATGAGGCATTGTCCGCTGCCCAGCAGGATCTGCTGGGCAGCGAAACCAGCGCCGCCTGGTGGATTGACAACCGCACGAAGACGCTGGCCCGCCTGGCCGCAGAAAAAGTTGTGGACGGGATATTAGGATAATCCAGTTAATGCTGCCCCGGCACAACGTCGGGGCAGCCCCACCAAATGGAGAGACAAATGCAAGCGACAATCAAGAATACATTGAATGGCCACGAGGTGCAGGTCACGTCCACCACCAACCACCCGGCCAGCAGTTACGGCCAGCCTGTGTGGGTGGACGAGGAGGGCAACTGCTACGGCCAATGCAAGGTCATGGGCGATTGGCACGTGGATCCCGGCTATCAACTACTGCAGGTGGAACAATGATTTGCGAGGCCTGCGGGCGGATTACTGTCTGCGCCCCGATTGATGGGGCGCAGATTTGCGAGGCCTGCGCCCCTGCCTTCAGGGATGCCCTGGCCGCCGCCCGGAGCGGAGGCGCCTGGGGCCGGGCGCGTGATCCACACTTTGTGGCCCGCGATATGCTGCGCCAAGCTGGCGGCACTACGCAACTCATGTTGCGGGATGTGCCCAAGCCGGTGATGATGGCGCTCAAACAGCGGGCGCTGGACGAGGGGACGACCGTGCGCGAGTTGGTGCTCGCAGCGGTCGAAAAATATTTGGGTAGTATTTTTACTCGCTAGCAAAAAAAAACATGGAGGATGTCATGTTAGAATTAACGCCGGAAAAAATCAGGGATGCAGAGTGGGAGTTTGAAACAGGTAATAGCCGTGAAGGGTCGAAAATATACTTCAACGGTAAGAATGAGGATGGCTGGATGGAATTCACTGTCGGATGCTCTGATGAATGCATGCTGTTGTGGGAAAGCGCAACAGCAATGATTGATGGTCACAAGGTAGTATTGGAGGATAATCAGGATAGACGGCTATTATATATTGATGAACAAAAGATCGATGTTGCTTGTGATAATGAATTGTTTGAATCGCTTAGGAAGCACCATGGCGATCTTGATTATAACAATGATACACCTGATTATAGGTCCGCGGCGGAGGACTTTATATATAAATGTAAAAATAAAGTGGTCATGTTTATAGAGAAAGGGACGTTGTATGTTTGTGAGCCCGGAAATATACTTGCCGAAGGCAAAGAGTTGCTGGCAGAAGATGAATTCGTCAATGCGTTGTCAAACGCGTTAGAAAATGATGATGTCTACTTTTCATAAATGATTGGTGGAGAAAAACCGCGTCCGGTTCTCCGGACGCGGTTTTTTATCCCCCAATTTTGTCCAGCGCCTGGATGGCCTGGCGCTTGTGGCCATCCAAAAAATGGGTGTACCGCATGGTTTGGCTGATATTTTTGTGGCCCATAATCTCGGCCACGGTGCGGATATCCACACCATGCATTATCAGGTAGCTCGCCGCGCTGTGCCTCAACCCGTAGAGCGTGCAGCGCACCCCAGCAGCCCGGCATGCCGTTTCGAACGCCCGTCTGAAATAGCGGCTGGCCGGTAGGTCGCTCTGGCGAGCATCCGGCAAAAAAACCTGCTCACTCTGTCCTGCCTCGGCGCGGAGCAGCTCCAACTGGGCCAGCGTGGTCTTGGTCAGCGGCACCCGGCGAGGCTCCGTTTTGGTCACGGTCAAATCCAGCATGCCATCGTGCCAGAGCACCTGGCTCCAGCGCAACCCCGCCGCTTCGCTCGGGCGCATTGCCGTGTGCAGCAGCAGGAGCACATACGAGTACAGCATCTCCTGTTTGGACACGCAGCACCAGTCCAGCAGCCGGGTAATCTCGGCGGGTGTGAGCAGGGTCAGGCGATGATGTGGCGGACTGGGCCGTCGCAGGTCGGTAGTCGGATCGGGCAGATCGGCGAGCCCCCATTCCAGCCGGGCCAGCCGATACAGGCAGCGTAAAAATGACAGATCCTGGATCACTGAGGACGGCCCCACTGATTGCAGCCGCATATCCCGATAGGTGGCGAGGTCCTCGCGCGTGAGCTGACGCAGCGTTTTGTGGCCCAGGTTTTTGAGCAGCCTGGCCGCGATCTCGGCATCGTGCAGCCGGGTGGAGATTTTTTTTCTGTTCCCTACCGCCACCAGGTAACGGTCAACCGCGTCCTGCATCGGCATGTCGCCGGGCGCCACCTCGCCGGGCAAGCCCTGTCCGCTCCGGAGCGCCGCCTCGGCCTCTTCTGCCCATGCGTGAGCAGCAGATTGCGAGTCAAATGTGGCGTATTTTCGCACGCCCTTGACGCAGATTTCTGCCCGGTAGGTGATCCCGTATTTGCCGTTGTGTTTCCTGATTGTAGCCATGCTCCCCTCGTCCGGATGCGTCCGTAAAAATGTCCGTAAAAAGGCGTTCAGCCATTTCAGAGTAGACACCGGTTTACAGCACGAAAACAGCTTATTTTATACGAAAAAACAAAGTGTTATAAATAAGCGTCAATTTTCATAGTTTAATCCGGCCAACAAACAAAAAGGACTTGCGGAGTTTTCCGCAAGTCCTTGATTTTACTGGTCGGAACGAGAGGATTTGAACCTCCGACCCCCTGAACCCCATTGAGAGAAAAAACCAGTGTTATTGCGGCATTACAAAGGTTATCCGTAAAAATATCCGTAAATTATTCATAACCAGAGTTGAATAATGCGCTCATTTTTTCAGATACCGCGGCGAAATCCCTGGGTGCCACCACTTCGCCAGTTGATTAAGAGTCAAAGTAAAATATATTGCAACTATTTGGCGTAAATCCTGGAGTAAGCGCCATATTCAACGACTCTCACCTTCCGCTTCGCATAGGCGAAATATCTTCACCAGAATGGGCACGTATCCTTTGTCTTGTTTCAGTTCCCGCGTAATTACAATATCAGCTCTGACCTGTCTCAAGCCGTGCAGGGCATTCGGGTCAACGCCCTCGTCAAGTTCAAAGCGCACCCGATCTTTGAATGAGCCGTGCACATAGCCAGCCCAACCCCTGTTGAAGCGTTGGGCGTCACTGGCCAATATCTCTATTGACGCGTCGGTCAGCACCTCATTCTGCCGAGACGGGTCATATTCCGGATATACCGTGGGCGCTTCTTGTATGAAGTTCGCGTCAAACTCCAAGGGTGCGCTGTTCTTCCGATCCTGAAACGCGCCGGACATACACATGGTTGCCCCCGGCTCCGCCTGGGCTGGAGAAAGGGCCAGAATTGCCTGTTTGGAGAGCTTGGTCTTGTCAGATACCCCTTCAAGGATCGCGTCCAGGTCTGATTCCTTGATATTGATGGTGCTGGCCTGCTGGGCGATGATACTTTTGAAGGCAGTGATGTGCACGTCTGGCGGTCCCTCCTGGCGAGAATGCGCTCGCTTTACGCCGAACCAGATATAGGCGGCCACACCAACGCATACTGCTCCTGTGAGTAAGGGACTGGCTTCCACGACATTCCCCACCGTGTCCATGAAGTGTTCGTAGACAATCTTCTCTTTGAAAATGAACCTGATGACCAAGTCTTCTATCAGGCTGCCAGCCTGCACTTTCTCTACCAGGACATCCACTTCCTCTACTTTTATATCAGGGAATGCGCGGCGAAGGAATGGATTTGTGCGCCTGATGAGCGCTTTTTGGGCTACTAGGGCACGGGCGATGGTTTCCACCGGCACCGGCTCTTTGTTGGTGTAATGGATATTATAGGGCAGATCAAAATAATAGGGGCTGACTGGCCGAGGCTCACCTTGAGGCAAGTCTTCGTCATGCAGGTCTGTCATTGCAAAAACTCCAGTTCGTTCACGTTCGCCCCTCTTCCTCGGTTAGCATATCCTCTAAACTCCTTCCGCGCAGAACGCCGGTTTTCAGGAAATGCACAAATTCATTCTGGGTGGCACTGAATATCCCGACATTGCGCAGGCAGGAGCGCTCTTGGTTTGGAGCCATCAAAGCAAAATCCACCAGGCCGGATTTAATTCTGCCAGGCTTGCCCTGGCCGTTTGGCGTGGCCCGGATGACGTGCAAGACAATATTGATGCTCTGGAGCGCTTCTTTCCAAACTTGTTGATACGTTCCAGGGACGTCGTAAATCATGTGCCCTTCGGCAAAATTGTAAAATGGCCCCTGTGTCCAACGTTTTTCTACATCTTGCTTGGTCTTGTCCTGGTCATTTTGCTGCACTAGGTCAACGTACCGGATATCAAGCTGGTCACGGAAACAGGCACCAAGCGGGAAACGCCATCCTTGGGCATGCCCTTGAGAGAAATCAGCGATGAGTTGCAAATAACGCGACTGCTGAAGCCGCCACATGATGTAAAATTCCAATGGCGGGATGCCCAGATGTTGCGCCAGCCATTCCCGCACCGGTAGCTCGTCCCCCGTTGCTACGTTCCGAATGTTGCTGGAAATGTTATAGGCCCAGAACAGTGGGAATTTTCGGTTCTTTTGCGGTGAACGATTCGCGCCAGAGCATTCAATGCCATAGCCGCTCTTTTCACGGCACACCTGCCGCACCGTCGCTTCGCACGGCACCTCGTCTCCAATCCCAAATCGGTAAGTAAACGAAATTTGCTCGCACATTATGCCGGAAACGCCGCTTGTGCCCAAGCGTCCTCTGGAACAATCGAAATTGGAAAACCGTTACCGCGAAGTTTAGCTGCATTTTCGATTTTTAGGCCGTAAGACGTGTGCAACCAGTCAGTGCTGCAAAACGTGCCCACGACCAAATAATGAACTTTCTGGCTGACGTTGCCAGCAATAATGCCGCCAAGGTCTTTAATAACGCCTTCGCAAAGACGACGCGGTCCGTAGGCAAAACGACCAGTAAGGCAGAAAATACGCTCGGAGAATTCAATGGTGGGCAATGAGCTGTCAAAAGGCAATGTAGTAGTCAAAGTTTGGGGATGGGAGATGATTTTCTCTCCCGTGAATTCCTGCAAAATTCCCAGCAATTCCTTTTGTTCCGCCTCGTCAAAGATATCGTCAGCCAGCATTTCCCGAATTCGCAGATAGAGCACATTGACAAGCTGGTCTTCGCAATAGGAAATGTTGGTTTCCATCCAGGAGTGCAGGAATTGGGCCTCGGCCTCGTTGATGTTCTTGTCTGCAATAAGCCCCCGGCAAAGGCCAATAAACTCGTCTATTGTCCTGTCATTCAAACGCTTGTGATTGTAAAGCCGGTTCAAAGGCTGGCCGTGGTCATCAAGACGAATCATTTCAACCTTCCTTCCATCCACTATTGCTCTTCATCGGATGATGCTTCCTGCGTAGCAAAATCAGGGAACGCGCAGAGAATTATTGCCGGAACTTGAGTTGCCACACGCCGGACATTCGCTTGCGCCTTGAGGGCGCGTTGCTCCGCATTTTGGACACCTTGCCATTCTTATCCCCCTCTCTTGTCTCTCCGCCACTGCCAGGGCGCGACTGGTGCAGGATCGTGCCAGAGGCCTCTTCGGGCCGCTTTGGCCTCCTGCTGATCACGGTACCAGTCAGGGCAGTAGCTCTGTTTGCAATATCGCTGGAATACCCACGCATACCCGGATCGCACCATCTCCTGATTGACGTTTGTCTGCCCTGCCCAGACCAGCGCCACGGTGCGGCCGTACCGATCGGTGTCGGTCGGCTCGATGCTCACGTTCTGTCCATGCAGGAGCTGCCCCAGTTTACGGGTGGCGGCATTGCCAAATGGTTGTTTTTTTTCCGGCGCATCGATGCCGTGCAGGCGGATTTTGACCTGCTCGCCCCGACGGACGACCCGGATAGTATCCCCGTCGGTGACGCCAGTCACGCGCACTGGTTCCGCAGCCCAGAGCGGAGCAGCCAACAGCAGCGCGAAGAAAATCAAAATTTTCATGCTCTCAGCTCAGCGGAACGATCCGCTGCACCTGGATAACCACGCCCATGACGCGGTAGCCACCGTTTGGCGTGATGCGTTCGTACTGCGGGTTGTCCGCGTCCAGAAATACCCGGCCCGCCTCCACGATATAACGGCGTAACACGCTTTCGCCGCAATCTGTATTGACCACCACGACGTCACGGTGCTCAGGCTGTTTGCTTGTCATGAACACCACTATGTCGCCCCGGTGGATGCCGCTGCCGTCTGGCCTGGACATGCTGTCGCCGCCCACACGCAGGCCCAGGCTGCCTGCAGGCACGCCGGACACACTAATATAATCCTCCGCGTACTCCGCCATGGTGCCTGGGAGGTCCTCCGGGATCCCCGCGGGGATTGTGCCCAGTATGGGCACTGTAACCAGGAGCACCAGTTTGTTGTCGTTGGTGGGCAGGCCGATCTGTGCTGGCAATTCCTCGTACCGGGAGACGGGCACTGTGTTTCTGGCGGCAGCGGCATCCGCCGTATCCGCCGCGCTCTCATTCGGCCCATCGAAAAGCAGATGAACAGCCTGGCGAACTTTCGCCCGGTGCTTGTATTCGTCGCTTTGCAGGGACAAAAACCAGCCAGGAGGCAAGTTAAGCGCCTGCTCCAAGGTGGGCCATTTCTTGCGATCCGGAAAAACAATCCCCGATTCCCACTTAGAGACTGTTTGTTTGGAACAACGCAGAAATAATGCCGCGACAGCGTCTTGTGTGTAGCCCGCCTTTATTCTTGCCATCTTGATTTGTTGGCCCTGCTCTCTCGTATTCATGGGGTCAATTATAGTTACTGAAAACGCGACATTCAATGACGAGAAAAAAAACAGGTAACGTGTGGAGTGATTTTTCCTTGACATGTCACCTTTAAATTGATTATAAGGCGATAAAATCACATTTGAGGCGACATGAACCAAAACGAAATAGCGAAGAAAATATGTGTTTCGAGGGGCCATTTTTGTGAGGTCGTTAATGGCCGAAGAAATCTTTCCTTTGAGACCGCCAGAAAACTCGTCGATTTGTTGGGTGGTCCCATCCTGTGCTGGATAGACCCAGACCAAGTTGCGATCCGTCGCCAGGTCTGGGCGGACTTCCTCGCACGGAACAAGGAGGCGAAATGACCGCGTCACTCAAAGAGATTTACCGCGCTACCAGCCAAAACGGACGCTGGGGCCTGGCCCTGGTGTCCGAGGGCATTTCCCCCGAGGACCTGCGCCAGCCGGTGCAGGCAACCATCACGGCACTGGGCACGGCTGAAGGCCGCGATGTTTTCCGGCTGGAGCCAACCGACAAACCGCAGTGGGCACTGGTTGGCGGCGACCTAGAGCCTCTGGCCGGGGCCACCGTGGTCAACGCCCAGAGTTTGCAGGGCGGTGACAGCGTCACCCTGCTCCTGCTCTCCAGGCAGGCCATCGTCAAGAGCTACGGCTACAAGCGCCGTAGATCCACCATCACCTATTACGAGGCCGGTGAAGCAAAAGCCATCCCCGCCAGTGTGCTCCTCGCCTTGGGTGTCCTGCCCGAGGCGCCAATCCCCGAACCCATTCCAGCCCCCGAACCATTTGACCCTGCCGCCATGGAGCCGGAGTCTCGTGGCGCTCTGGCGAAGGCGCTCGGCAGGGACTGAGGCGGAGGGGCCCATGAAAGCAAGCCTGTTTTTCATAATGACAGCCATAGCGGCGCTTCTGGCGCTGATCTGCGCCAACGTGGCTATAGGCCTCCTGTTTGTGGACGGGCCAACTGCTGTCTTGGTGGCTGTCTGGGGCGGATCGGCGCTCCTGTGCGCCGAGCTGGCGGCCGTGGCTTTCTGCGCCGGGCAGGATGCGCGGGAAGCGCCGAAACGTGAAGCCCGCGCCGCATATCGGCGGGCCTGCCTGAGTGCCCGGGTGCGCGGCGTGGTTATGCCGGAGGGGCGAGACTCGAAATGAAAATCGCGGGCCGGGAATACATCACCTACGCCGAGGCCAGCGAAATTCTCGGCGTATCGCGGCCCACCCTGCGCCGTCTAATAGACAATGGCGTGGTGGTGGCGTATCGCCCCGGCCTGCGCACCCTGCTGGACGTGGAAACGCTGGAAGCGTGGTTCAAAACCACCATCATCAAGCCGCGCAAGCGACCAGGGCGACCCCGCAAGAACGGACCCCAGGCGGCGCGGCGGGGTGCGTGAGCCATGCCAGACCAGCGCGACACCACATGCCGCATCAGGCCATCCCTGACGGCCTGCCCCATTAGTCTGGGGCGGGTGACCAGGATGAGCGCTGGCGCGTTTCGCTCACTGTGTGAGCGTTACCAGCGGCAACAGAGGGATCAACGGCGGCAGCCCACGGGAGGCAGCGTAATATATGGGCGGTGCGCAACCTGCAAGGGTCGGCACCTGCCCGAGGAATTATCAATCATCGATAAAGGGGAAATTATGGCAATGGCAAAGAAAAAGGCTGCGGCAGCCGACGCGCTCGGCGACGCGGCAGTGCTGAACGCGTTGGAGAAAGAACTCGGCTGCGGGCCGGGTGAAGACGTACTCACCCGAGCGAGGCTGATGAAGGAAGAGCTGGACAAGGCCAAGGCGGCTGGCGCGGCGAAGGACGAAGCCGGCCAGGCACTGATGGACGATGTTGCCAAGGTCCGGACTCTCCTGAGTGCGTTTGATGACAAGGCCGAAACATTGCCAGAGCTGGCGAAGGCGGTGACCTCCAAACTGGATGCCCTGTACGAGCAGTATAACGAACTGCTTAAGATGTCGGGCGAAGCCGAGCGGATGGAAGAGAAATCCAAAGCCAGGCTTGCTGCCATAGTGCAAATGTCTGGGAGGCCGAGTTGGGACGCGATAGCTGCTGAGGTGCAGCGTTTACTAGACGATAAAGAGGCGAGGCTGATCAAAGCCGAGGCAACAGCCGAGGAATTGGAGGGTAGGCTGGAGGATGTGAGGGCAACTCTCGCAGAGATTGAGCGGATCGTTGATCCGGACGGCAATAATTCACTGATGCTCACCGAGCAGATTGAGGATTTAGTGATGCGTCGTATCCCGGCACTAGAGCCCAACACCGACGCGCTGACCGATTTTGCCCGCAGAGTGCTGCGGGGCGAGGTGTCGCTTGTGTATCACGAGCGACAGTAATCATGGACAGGACAGTCCCCCACACCCCCTTTCGTTTTAAACAGGACAACCGGCATCAGCACCGATTGGTTCAAGGTACTGTCGGCTGCCTCTGACCAGCGGGCTAGGGAGCGCGCGATGCTTGGGTGAATTTGGATTTTGGTTGGGGCTTGAAATAATGGAATGGAGGAGTTCATGACGGACGGTAGTGAAGGGCAGCGGCCGCCAGCGCCGCAGCCAAACCAGGTGGCCGAGGACTATGTGCTGAAGTGTCTGGTTTTGGAGTCCGAGGGCGACGGGATGCTGTTTGCCGCGCTGATGCGGGACAAGCTCCTGTACGTGGCGGCAGAGAAGTCCTGGTACATCTGGAGCGGACAGGCATGGCGGCGGGATGAGCTGGACTGCGTGCCCGGCTTCGTGCGCTACGTCACCGACTGCTACGGCGCGGCCATTGAGCGGCTGGAGGAGCAAATCCCCAAGCCTGAGGCGGGCGAGGCCCAGGGCCAGCGCGGCAAATCCTGGGCGGCGGTCAAGATAGAGCAGCTTCAGAACAAGATCCGTTTCCTCAGAAGGGACGCGGGCCGCACAGCCTGCATCAAGTTTGCCCGGCAGAACGTGGAGGGCGGTTTGGTCATCCCGGCTGGGCAGTTTGACCAAAACCCATGGCTCCTGGGTGTGCAAAACGGGGTGGTCAACCTGAAATCCGGCGAGCTCTGGCGCAGCGATTCTGAAGACCGGATCAGCAAGCAATGCGGCTGCATTTATGATCCGAACGTGGACCAGCGGCCCTGGCGGCAGTTCATAGACGACATCACCTGTGGCGACCAGGAGCTAGCCCGCTTTCTCCAGTGCCTCGTGGGCCAGGCTTTGGTGGGCGAGGTACAGGAGCGTGTCTTTCCGTTCCTGTTGGGCCGCCGTGGCGCGAACGGCAAGAGTCAGTTTTTGAACGCCCTGCGCGAGACCCTTGGCGAGTACGCTGGCATCATCACCAACCGGCTTTTCATTCAGACTAAGGCGCCCAAAGGCAGCGGCCAGGCAGACGCGGACCTGATGGCGCTGGAGGGGCTCAGGCTCGCGATTTGCTCCGAGGTGCCGGAGTATGCCCGCTTTGACGCCGAGCAGATCAAGCGCCTGACCGGCAACGACCGTCTTTCGGGTCGCAATCCCTACGAGACCAGAAGCCGCGAATTCAAGCCCTCGCACACCTGCCTGATGGTGGGCAACAACGAGCCGGTGCCGCCCACCGGCGACCAGGCATTCTGGGACCGCACCTTCCTGATCCACTTCAATGCCCGCTTCGTCAAGGCCAACCCGGACCCGGCCAAGGGCGAGCGCCTGGCCGATCCCAAGATGGAGAGCAAGCTTATGGGCATGATGCCGCAAATCCTCGCCTGGGCGGTGGAGGGCTGCATGCAGTGGCAGGCGGACGGCTGCAGGCTGAAGCCGCCGGAGAGCGTGCTGAAGTCCACGCAGGAGTACCGGAAAGAAGAGGACTGGATTAGCCAGTTTGTCGCGGAGTGCTGCGAGGAAAGCCCCGGCAACAGGCTCTACGCGCAGGACCTCTACAAGGTCTATTGCAAATGGCAGGAAGAACGGAACTCAAAGCCTATTGCCAACAACTCCTTTGGCAGGAAGATGAAGAGCAGCGGATATGAGCCCCAAACCGACGGGAACCGGGGCAAATACTATCTGGACCTCGCCATCACGCCTGCCTGGGATAATCAGGGGCAGGAGGGCTTCGGTAATTAGTATGCTTTTTTAAAGTCATGTAGTTTCCGGAAAGAGTGGGCGGTTATTGGTAACAAATCTGAGGAAGAACAGTAGGCTATAGTCTAATATAGATAGTACGGAAGTACCAATGAAAACGCCTTTATATATATATATATATATTTATTTATTTATATTTATAATATATTTGGTAAAATATTACTAACTATACTAAAAGAAATAAATATATGAAAATAAAGATTTTTTTAATAGTACATCCATGTTTTTCAACCATATCATACCCATCCAGTCATATTGCCCTGTTGGGAAAGGGCTTGCGGAAAAACGCCGCTTCGGGTAATGCTGGGCCTGCGTGTGGCAAAATCCACGCGCCGGGCCTAGGAACCCGTTTTGTAGGCGGACGCACCGCCACCCCTGCCCTGGCGGCTTTTTTATGCCCAGTTTTTGGGGGCGTGGTGTGTCTTGATCAGCATGACGTTGCCTCTTTGCTTGGGCGCGTTATGCGGGGAGCCCTCGTGCTCGCCGGTGCCTACAGCCGGTTTCCTAGCCCGCATAACGCGCCCTTTTTGCGTTCTGGGAAGCGCGGGCGCAAAACCAAGTCCTTTGTAGGAGGTAGCGTCATGTGCAAGACCCAGCAGTCTTCCCCCAAGCCCGAGCTTTTCCCGCAAGATCCCGACTGGCCCCGCCTGGCCCGGCAGAACTGGAACGGCGGCGACTTCCAGCCCATCCTCCCCTGCAACCTGGCCCAGGCCGCGGCAGACCATTTTCTGGCCCAGGCCAGGGATGTGCTGGACAGCGTGGTCTTTGCCCTGAGCACGCCGCGGGCCGGCTTTCCCGATCTGTACAGCGACCACGACATGGCCATAGCTCAGGACCAGATAGAGGATTTTGGCGGCCAGCTCGCCGAATGGCGGGCCGCCTGCGGCGAGGCGTGGCGCCGCTTTGGCACCTATGACAGCAAGCAGGCGTTTCCTGAAAACCAATAAACGGAGGCAACAACCATGAGAAGAATGCACATCCTGAACTATGAAGGCCACGCCCTGCGGGCGCAAATATGTGACAATCAGGTCATGTTTGTGGCTGATGACCTGGTGGCCGCATTTCAACTGGAACTGAAGAATGATGAATATTTGGGGGATATTGCGGGCGGGACCATGTTTGCGATGGAATTGAGTGTGGATAAGCGGTCAGGGTCGGACGTCTATGTTCACTGCTCCCTGGACGGCGTGGAGACCTTGCTGGGGCATTTTGACCGAAAGGCGGATGAATACAAATTCAGGAGATGGTTTGAAAATGAGGCGTTGCCAATGGTGGAAAAGGCGGAAGCCGAGGCCGCGCTTCTGGAGAAGAATGTCCAGATTTCCCTGAACCTTGCTCCGCTCTTGCAAAAGCTCCCTGCCGATTTGGGGCTCAGAGCGCTGGAGCGCGTCACCGGCGTATTTCTGGGGGATTTGGTGGAGGACCTGAACAAGCGGGGAAAAGCCTGATCCATGTCCCTGCTGCTTGAGCTCATATCGTCCCGCGTGGAACTGCGGCGGGTGGCCGTGGGGCCGCAGGGGCCGGAATATGCCGGTCCCTGCCCGCTCTGCGGCGGCAGCGACCGATTCCACGTGTGGCCAGAACAGGAGACCGGCGGCAAGTGCGGTGCGGGCCGCTTCTGGTGCCGCCAGTGCGCCATTAAGGGCGACACTATCGAGTACCTGCGGCAGGTGGACGGCATGAGCTTCAGGGAGGCCTGCGCCCGGCTGGGCCTGGCGCTGCCGGATCGGCAACAGGAACAGCGCTATCAGGCGCCTCCTGCCCTGCCCCGGGCGCAGAGCTTCACGCCCCGGCAGGATGAGGGCTCCCGCGCCCTGATTGCTGCCAAGTGGCACGAGGCGGCCGAAGCCTTCCTGGCCGCTGCCCAGACCAGACTCAGGGCCACGAAATCCGCACAGGAATGGCTCTCGGCTCGCGGGCTGAACGAGCGTGCCGTCCGGATTTTTGGTCTGGGCTATCACGAGTCAAGCCGGGGCGGGGACAGCTA